CGGCGGCGGCGGGTCGGGCGGTCCGGTCAAGCGCGGCGCGGCCCTGCATGACGAGGTGGCGTGCTGCGCAGCGGAGGCCCTGGCTATGTCGCTGCGGCTAGCAGGCTGGCCGGTGACTGATGCCGAGGTGGTAAATCTTTACCGGCGGACGGCGGACGGCCCGGATGCGGGAGCATCGATCCTGGAGACGCTAGAGGCCGCTGCTGAGTACGGACTGGCGGGCATCCGGCCCGTGAACTTCCAACTTTTCGGCCCGAAAGTTGCATCTTCCGCCGGAACCTTCAACTTCCCTTGCATCCTCGGCGTGGACCTGCCCGGCCCGCATACGGTGCTCGCGGCCCCGGACGGCTGGTGGTCCTGGGGCGAGCTGCACCCGCCGTTCCCCGGCGCTGTCATCGAGGAAGCGTGGGCGGTCACATGGGACTGACCCGGCCGTGCTACTGCACCCGCGAGGACGTCCGCGGCGCGACGGACTTCAAGGAATCCGCCCGCAACTCCGCGCAGATCGACCGGGCGCTCCAGTCAGCCGCCGACAAGATCGACGGATTCACCCACCGCAGGTTCTACCCCCAGCTCGCGACCCGCGTGTTCGACTGGCCGAACTACCAGCACGCCGCCCCGTGGCGCCTCTGGCTGAACCAGCACGAGGTCATCTCCGTCACCGTCCTCACCTCCGGCGGCATCGTCATCCCGGCCAACCAGTACTTCCTGGAGCCCGCCAACTCCGGGCCGCCGTTCACGCATATCGAGCTGGACCGCTCCAGCGCCGCGGCGTTCACCGCCGGGGCCACGCCGCAGCATGCGATCTCGGTGACCGGCCTGTGGGGCTACACCGCGGCCGCCGTCTCGGCCGGGACCCTGGCAGCTGCGATGAGCGACACGACGGGCACGTCGGCGACCGTGACCGACAGCTCATCTGCCGGCGTCGGCGACAGCCTCCTGATCGACGCCGAGCGGCTGCTCGTCACCGGCCGCGCGATGATCACCACCGGGCAGGCCCAGCAGGGCGCCGGCGCCGGGACTGCAGTCGCCTCCGACGTCGCGCTGACGGTGACGGACGGCACGAAGTACTTCAGCGGGGAGACGCTGCTGCTGGACTCCGAGCGGATGCTGATCGTGGACATCGCCGCCAATGTCCTGACGGTGAAGCGGGCGTGGGACGGCAGCGTGCTGGCCACTCACGCCGCGGCGACGATCTTCGCGCCGCGGCTGCTGACCGTCACCCGCGGCGCGCTCGGCACGACCGCGGCCACCCACCTCAATGCGGCCCCCGTATCGCGGCACGCGCCGCCGTCCCTGATCCGGGACCTGGCCGTCGCCGAGGCATGCAACCAGGTCCTGCAGGAAACCGCGGGATACGCGCTGGTCATCGGCGAGGGCGCCAGCATCCACCAGATCAGCGGCGCCGGCCTGGCGGAGCTGTGGGACGAGGTCATCACCGTGTTCGGCCGCTCAGCCCGCCGGAGGACAGTCTGATGGCCCGCACCCGGATCAACGTCACCGTCAGCGGCCCCCTGTTCGACGGCCGCGCCGCCCTGGCGGTCCGCGACTGGCTCGACGCCACGAAACGTGAGGTCGCCGACATGGGCGTCCGCGAGCTCGACGCCATCGTGATGGACAAGACCGGCCGCGGCACCGGCCACTACCAGTCGATGATCACCACGCGGGTCGTGAAGTACAACGACGTGCTGATCACCGACCCGGTGATCTACGGGCCGTGGCTGGAGGGCACGTCGAAGCGGAACTCCTCGACGCGTTTCAAGGGCTATCACCTGTGGCGGCGGACCCGGATCCGGCTGCGCCGCGATTTCAAGGACGTCGCGCAGCGCAAGCTCGATGAGTACTACCTCGCGCGGATGGGAGGCCGCCCGTGAGCTTCGATTCTGCCGCCGTCCTCAGCCTGTTCGACCAGGTCAAATCTCACGCGCTGCGGCTGGGCGTGTTTGACCGGCTCGCGATGCATGAGCCGAAGAACGCGCCCGGCAACGGCCTGTCCTGCTCGATCTGGGTCGAGTCCATCGACCCGCTGCCGGATGCGTCCAGCCTTATCGCCACCTCCGGCCGCGTCGCATTTCACATCCGGATCTACTCGAACATGCTGCAGGAGCCGCAGGACGACATTGACCCGCAGATCCTCATCGCGGTCACCACGCTGATGGGCGAGTACTCCGGAGCATTCACCCTCAACGGCACGGTGCGGGACGTGGACCTGCTCGGCGCCCACGGCGAGGCCCTGCGGGCGCAGGCCGGCTACCTGGATATCAGCAAGCACATGCACCGCGTCATGGTCATCACATTGCCGATCATCATTAACGACCTCTGGACGCAGGTGGCCTGATGGGAAAGCAAGGCGCGCTCGGCTCCAACTTCTACATCGGCGGCTTCGACTTGTCCGGCAACGTGAATGCGCTGTCGAAGATAAGCGGCGGCCCGGCCGCGCTCGACATGACGGCGATTAACCAGTCGGCGTTCGCGCGGGCTGGCGGTGACCGTGACGGCGGCATGGATTTCACGACGCTGTTCGACTCGGCGGCCGGCCAGGAGCATGCGGCGCTGTCACCGGAGGGATCCGCTGATCAGGTCGCGTCGTTCTTCGCGGGGCCGCTGGGCATCGGGAACGCCGCGGCGAGCCTCAATTCCAAGCAGGTCAGCTATGACCCGACGCTGGGCACCGCGGGGGATTTCATCTTCGCGGTGTCGTGCCAGGGCAATGGTTTCGGCCTGGAGTGGGGCGCGGCGCTGACGGCGGGCCTGCGCACTGACGGCGCGGCGACGGCGGCCGGCCCCGGGAACAGCTTCGACACCGGCGCGTCGCTGGCGTTCGGCGCGCAGATGTACGTGCACCTGATCGCGTTCACCGGTACCAGCGTGACGATCAAGGTGCAGGACAGCGCGGACAACATCACCTTCGCTGATATCGCCGGGACATCCCTGACCACGGCCGCGCTGACGGTGCCGCAGGGGGTCCGGGTCACGATCCCGAACACGACCACGGTGCGGCGCTGGATCGCGGTCGGCACCGTCGGCACGTTCAGCAATGCGGTTTTCGCGGTGAACGTGAACAAGAACCCGGTCGCAGGAGTGATCTTCTGATGACAATCACGGGGCCAGATGGCCGTATACCGCCCGCGCTGCCCGCCGCGGCGATGAAGTCCTACGGGATCGCCGCGCCCAGGGCCACGCACTGGCGCCCGGCCAGTTGCGCCGAGGCGGACTGCCCGGCGTACTTGCACGGCTGGCAGACCTCCGTGGACGAGGCCACCGAGTTGGGGCAGCAGCAGGCGCATTACATCCGGCACGACAAGACCCGCAAGCACGCTGAGCGGCGCGCAGAGACCGGGCTGACGGTCTTCACCTTCGAGGCCGGGCAGAAATGCTTCGGCGCCCATCAGATGCCCACCGGCCGCCCCGAGCGGTTCCTGGTCACTGGCGGCGACCACCGAGGCAACCCGCTCGGCACCCCGGCGCGTGAGCATTCGAAGCCGGATTTCTGGGTCGAGGAAATGCAGGAAAACCTCGACGACATACGCACGCGACACGAAAGAGGGTGATGAGCATGACGCAGGAAGACGTAACCGCGCACAGTGCTGCGCAAGCGCATCACTACATCATGCATTTCCCGCCGCACCCAGCCAGGGCGAACGACCCGCATTATGCCGACTTCAACGCCTACCACCGGGCGCACCAGGCCACGGCACGCTGCTGGATCGGGGAGCGGATCGGGTTCGGCGACTGCAGGGACGCGCAGATGCGCCCGTGCCCGCCTCCGGTGACCGGTGAGCAGCCGGGCCTGGAGCTGCACCACGCGCATGTCGAGTTCTCGCTGCAGAACGGCGTCAGCCTGGCCGCCCTGGAGCACGACTATCCCGGCATCAGCGACCCGTCGCAGGTCGGCGCGTGGATCGAGACGGACGCGAATTTCCGGTGGCTGTGCGCGTGGCATCACCGGGGTGCCGCGGGCGCGCACACCGCCTCGCACGCGGACTGGGAAGCCAGCCAGTACGTGCAGGGCCTCATCACGAAGGCATAGAGAGGGTAAGCCATGGCCAAGACCACCGGGGTCAACTGGACGACGCTGTCCGTCGGGGACGCCGGCAATGTCGTCCGGGACATCCGCAACGACATCACCAACTTCCAGTTCGCGATGCCGCGGGGCGTGCAGGACGTGACCGGCATCGACAAGTCCGCGATCGAGCGGCTGCTGCTGCTCGCCGACTTCTCGATGACGCTGAACGGCGTCTTCGAC